AGTAATAGTAAGGAGTTTGAGAAAGCCAAAGGCAAGTGTTTTTTTTCGTTCTATGATGTAGACAATGATTGTGAAGGTGATAAGTCTTTGCATAATAAGGAGAGAAGCAGTAAGAAGATTAAATTGCGTATTGACCCGAACGTTGAGATTTTCAAGATGTTCATTGATAGGGTTAAGGAAGATGGCGAGAAGGAGGGCAATGCGGTTGTTGATAATTCGGCATTGAAGGAAGCGGCAAAGGAGTTCAATGATGCCATGTTGGATGAGTTGCAGGACAGGTTGAAGAGACAGGCGAGTGTTTATGATCGTGTTGTTGAGACTTTGTTTGGCGAGCTGAACCGTTTGCGTGGTCGCATTAAGGAGCTTGAGGATTCTTTGTTGGAGAAGGATGAGGTTCTTGATGATGTGATTGAGGAGTTGGCAGACAAGGAAAGGCAGTTGTCGGCTGTTCGTGATGCTGTTGGTTATGGTGTTGATGTCAAGTGTGATGAGTTATGATATATCAGGATGTGAATAATAATAATGGCAATAATGGTGTTGTTCAACAGCCAGTTCAGCAGCCTCAGCAGCCTAATAAGGTTGCTATAAGTGAGCCAGCTCCTATGGTGCAGCAGGCAGCACAACAGAGTTTTGCCATGAAAAATTTTTTCAATGGCGGCAATAGGGCAGTTGGCAGGTTTGAGAATCCCAATGTTGTGAATCCTCCTTTGGTGAATGCCGGTAAGAGTATTCCTGAGCAGCCGAAGAATCCAGCTCCTGTGACCGATGAGCCTTCTCATGCTCCGAGTTGGGAGGAGATGGATAACATGGCTCAGGACAATGTCAACAATAGCAATGATAATGGTGGTAGTCTTTCTCTTTCGGATGTGTTGAAGGGCGGTAGTGGTAATGCAAGCCGTGACGAGAAGTCACAGTTTGTTGCTGACCCGGAGAAGAAGGATGGTGGTTTCTTCAAGTGGATAAAGGGTCTGTTGCCGAAGAACCGTCCTGGCATGAGGGAAGGTGAGACAGAGGACGAGTACGACAGACGAAGGACACGTAACATGCAGATGGTCGCTACTCTTGCAGATGCGATACGCCATATCGGCAATATCGTGAATACATCGAAGGGTGCGACACAGCAGAAGTTCAATAGTCCAGTGGAGTTGTTGGAGCAGGGTTATCAGCATCGTAAGGCGGAGCGGCAGAAGCAGGCTGCGTTGGATGCGGATGCGGCTTACAAGCTTGCGGATTTGAGTTTGAAGGAGAAGGCGGCAGAGGCTAACCGTTCGTATAAGGACTTCGCCAGACAGATGAATGTAGCTAAGTTCGGCTATCAGCAGGCAAAGGATGAGGCAGAGCGAAAGCGCAGGGAAGAACGAGATGCGGAGAATAAGGACTATAAGGAGAGAGTGTTTGAGCACAGGAAGGAGCAGGATAAGATTTCCAACAGTCTAAGACAGCAGTCCATCAACAAGCGTGGCAGCGGTGGTGGAGGAAAGAAAGGCGGTTCCTCTTCGCATAAATACGTTACTTGGGATGCAGATGGTCATCCTCATTATGCAGAAAACAAGACGATGTATGAAGCCAATGAAGCCTATTACAACGGAAATACCGGAGGCAAGACCTCACGTTCGGTAAGCAAGGAGAATGTAACGAGCAAGGGCTTGGAAAGAGTTACAAACCGAACTTCCGGTCCATCTGTTGCTCAACAGGCAGGAGCACAGAGAAGAAAGCGTGATGAAGCGAGGAGAGCAGCCAAGCCAAAGCCGAAAGGCAAGAGTGGTGGTAAGAAAGGTTGGGCATCCGGTTTTAAATTATAATTAAAAGAGAGAAAAGCAATGGCAATAGATAGAACGAAACTAAAGCAGATACACAATCTGTTGGCGCAGAACGGTTTTGCGCAGGACTATGATACGTTTGAGAAGAAGTTTGCAGGTAACGAGAACTATGGCAACCGCAAGAAGGTTTATGACCTTATCACTGAGAATGGCGGTGACATAGGCGGTTCGTATGAGGATTTCATGAAAAGGATTCAATCGAAGTCTAAGCCTACACCTAAGCCTAAGCAGCATCCATCGAAGCCTCAGACTACTTCTCAGAGAGCGATGCAGTTTGGTGGTAGGCAGTTGCCGAAGCCTAAGCATGCTCCGAGTAACGCTTCTCCATTCGTGCAGTCGCTGTATGCGAAGGATATGGCGGAGCGAGGTGAGCAGCAGCCAACGGACTATGTGAGCAAGAGAGAGGACTACACTTCTCCGAAGGCTGTTCAGAACATGAGCAGGAGAAGTCAGATGGCAGGCAGGAATGCGGCTAAGTCGGCTGCAAAGGAGATAGACAAGCAGTATATGCAGTCGCAGCCAGTGATGAATACAGGAACTCCGGCAGATGAGTATGTAGGCAAGACAGAGAGACAGTTGGAGAAGCAGATGAGTGATGCTGCAGACCAATTTGTGAAGAACAATATGAGTAGCTACATTGCAAATGCAGTCTCTGGAGAACAGGATGCAGCCTTGCAGCGAGCACTCAATGCTACAGACAATGTTCCTTCAATGGCAGGATTGGGAGGAATGGGTCTGATGGTAAAAGGCAAGACTTTCAACGAACAGGTAGACCCGGATTTGATGATAAAGAATCTTGAAGGGAACTTGGATAAGAACTTGCATAATATCTTTTCCAATCCGCAGGTTGCACAGAAGATAGAAGCTGATGCAAGGAATCTTGGTGTTTCAGTAGATACATATATCCAACGTATAGTGCCAAGCTTGCGGAATAGTCTTGCCAATGCTCTTAATGAATCGGAATATCAAAGAGCTTTGCCTAAGAATATGCTTGACAATGTAGCAAACAGATTTATCAATTCAAATACGTTGGGCAAGATGATTAGGCTTGCCACACAGACAAGGAGCCAGAGAGTCATGAACGAACAGGCTATGGCAGCAACGGCAGCAGGCGAGAATCCATATTACAAGAGCGGAGCAATAGAAAATGTTACGGCAGATGTTGGCGGTATGGTGCTTGATCCTGTTTTCGGTGGTGCAGCCAAGGGTGGTGCGATGGTAGCAGGCAAGCTGGTGGGCAGTGGTGCGAAAGCGGCAGCAGTAATGGCAAACGGCACGTTGGCTCAGCGTCTTGGCATGCAGGCAGTGCAGACGGTAGTAGGTAGCGGCACAACAGGTTTTCTGTTCGATTCGGCAAGTTCGGTTGTCCAGAACTACTCTACCGGTGAAGACACGTCTTTGGGCAACACGTTGAAGACAGCATTAGTTGGCGGTGCTAAGGGAGCGTTGAATTTCGGCATCATGGGACTGACAGGTCTTCCGCTCAGTCAGCTTGGAAGAGGTGTCGGCATAAAGGCAGGCGGTTCTTTCTGGGGCAATGTAGGACGGGCGACAGGAAAGGTGAGCCTTGAAGCAGGCAAGACCTATATGGAAGGTATGGGAATGTATCTCGGCAGTTATGCTGTGGGCAAGCTTGAAGGAGCTAAGGATGCCAACGGCAAGCCTATAGAGTTTGACTTGTTTGACGGAACGTTGGAGAGTCTTCCTACGGCAATCGGTTTCCGTGTGCAGCATGCACTTGGCGGTTTGAAGGGCGGCAGGAAGAATGCCAAAGGTGAAGATATAGGATGGTTGGGTTCTACTGTAGCGAACGTGAAGGAGTTTCTTACTTCCGACAAGGCGAAGACCTCGAACATGCTCATGAGCGAAGACGAGAGACAGCAGATATTCAATTCGGGTGCGCAGAACGGCGTGATGCGAGACGGAGAGAATATAGTGAGCTATGCGAGGAGGACAAAGAAGAACAATCTCCGCTATGATGATCCACGGACTTATGACGACCCGGCAGGAAAGGAAAGCATAGAGTCAGACGTGGAGATGATGAAGAACACCTACGACCAGATAATGGCAGACCCGAAAGTATCTTGGGACGCAAAGGCGAAGTTCTCTGCAATGGTAATGGGTGTGATGCCCGATTCCCGTCCTATGATGGACTATTGCACGTTTACTACAGAGAAGGTAGGCGGTGACGAGGCAGGAGTGAAGAAGTATATCAACGAGTATTCTGCCGACGGTACGCTGTTGTCGAAGACAAGTTACGACAATGTAGACAAGAGAGAACAGGCGTTGTACAAGATGGCGATGACAAAGGAAGGTCAGAGGCTTTGGAACGTGATGGGTACGCTTGTGGGCATAGACAAGAATAACTATGACTACCAAAACGCTTTCTTTATGGAACGTGTGAAGGATGCGAAGGACGGTGCGGAGATACAGGCGTTTGCGGACGGAATGGGCACGAGGGGTTCGGCGGTGGAACATGAGTTCACCAACTGGGTCTTGAACAACGGTTCGGTAATGAAGGCAATTGATGCGTTTGCCCAAGAGAGCGGCATGAAGAAAGAAGATGTTGTGAAGCTGATGAACAAAGACCCTTTGCACAGGACAGAGGAAGAGCAGCTGTTGTGCGTGAAGCTCCGCAGGGAGATGGAGAAGCAGGCTTTTCCTGCCGATAAGGTTCATGAGGAGCAGAGCAATTTAGAGGGCAAGGACGTGGCGGACGACAATAGTCTTGGTACGGAAAAGCCAAATACAGAAGCCGTGGTAGAGCATCTTGACAATCTCTCCAAGGCGGAAGAGGGTGTTGAGGCTCTGATGAGGGATAATGACGTGTTCGGAGACAACTTCAAGAAGATGCAGGAGGAGGGTATGACCAATCCTCAGATATACGACTGGATGATACAGAATGGCGGCATGACTCAGGAGCAGTTGAAGCCTTTTGCCGACTACATCAATGCCAATGCGAGGGTGCAGGGCATGCAGCAGCGGACTCAGCAGAAGATAGAGGAGCTTGTTGGCAAGGTGGTCCATGACTGGAGCTATCGAGGCACGATGAATGGTGTGAAGACCGATGGCGAACAGGTGCTGTTTGTCGAGGACAGGGATGGACGCAGACTGATGGTAGGTTCGGGTGATGTAGCCTTTGATTCCATGACCGGTAGGGCAAAGGAAGATGTGGGCGACATGCTTGTATGCCTTGACCCTGAGACCAAGGAACTGGTGTATATAAAGGCAGAGGATGCCAAGTTTGTCGGTGTTCAGAATCCTGATGAATTTGCCAACGAGTATCGTCAGAAGTTGCAGGAGATAAACTCTCAGCCTTATAACGAGGCAATGCAGCGGCAGGCAGAGCGTGATGCGGCGAAGAGTCAGCAGGAGGAAGAGACGGTATCAGAGGGTTCGATGCCGAAGGAAGATAATCCTGAATTATATAAGGTGGCAGATTCACTGCAAGGAAAAATCGGGCAGTCTTTGTCTAAGGATGAAGCGGATAGTCTTGTGTCTGAAATGGAAAATCGTGCCGAACCTGCAAGAGAATTGGAGTTAACACCAGAGAACTGGACTGCCGAATTTGGTGAAGACGGTAAGGTGGGTACGCCGATTGGAGAGGTAAAGATGGGAGAGAACCAATATCTAAAACTCGCCCGTCTTGGAAGAAGAGGTAAGCTTGGAATGATAAAGCCGACACTTGAAAATCCAGATTTGATCATAGAAGATGCAAGCAGGGCAAAGGATGGAGATACTACAGAACGTAGTAGCTCTTATGTCTTTGTCAAATCTTTTACAGGAAAAGATGGCGAGAGAATGTATCATTTTACTTCTGTTACCGTACAGAAGGACGGTAAGGAGGTAGTAATATCGAATCAAGAAAAGAGTGAGAATAGAATAAAGAAACTTTTACAAGATGGTAAAGTCGTCTTTATAAAAGGAGAGTCCAGTCTGCATCCGAAAGCACAGATGGAAGAGTCGGTTCCTCGTAGCGATTCGCAGGGTTCTACATCTTCCGACAATCAAACCCTCGGTCTCGGTGTCAATTCGCCTGAACTTTCCGTAGACAAAGATACGAACAATTCTTCAAACGGCAATGGGAATGAAGGAACTTTAACACATTCGGCTGCCGATTACGAGAAGAATGACATACCTGCAGACAAGGACGGAGAGCCAGTTTATGAGCAGGTGCCGAAGGAAAGAACAGTAGAGGATTTGTTCGGCAAGCTTGGTGGTGACGGTAATCTTGCCCATAGCTTTGCGGAAGCCAAGGTAGCGGAAGCAGAGAAGGAGCAGAAGGCCTTGTTGAAGAAAGAGCCTAAGATGGGAACCAAGATAAACGAGTATCTGAAGAAGAAACGTGAGTATGAGGATGCAGTCAAGGCAGCAGAGGCAAAGGTAGCTTACTGGAACGATGTGAAGGGTGAGATAGAGAAGCTGACGCACACCACGCTTGACGAGCAGAAGGAGCAGCAGGCAGAACTTGACGGTACGGCAGCGGCGGCAGAGCACAAGGCGTTGTATGGCGAGGGTCAGCCAGCAGACGGCACCGCCCTTGCAGCGAAGTTTGTTGCTGATGCCAAGATAACACCAGACAGTTTCAAGAAAGAGACAGGTTTCGGTACAGCAGAGCAGGCAGGTTTCGTGGGCATGATAGCCAAGGAAGAGAACGGCGGCAAGTCTGTAGAGCGTCTTGCTGAGGGCTTGGTGTACTATGATAACACTGAGTATAACGGTACGTACTTCCACGGCGACACCAATGAAGCGAGAAATGCCATCATCTCAGCCTTGGGTGCAGCGAGAACCCGTAAGGGACTCCGAGAGCTTGCCCAGCCCGACCTTGCGAAGTTTGAGAGTGAGCGAGCACAGGAGCGAGACAATGCTTATCATGAGGCTTACGGTATGGACTATGAAGAATATTTGGCATATTCCGAGCAGGAAATGCCTCATATATTGGAAAAAATAAATAACTTTGACGAGGAAAAGTATCTGCAAGACAAGGCAGAGGAAATTACGAACCAAATAGATAAAGAACATGGAAAAGCAATTGGAAGAGATGAGTCCGCAGGAGAAGAGCCAGTACATGGTGAAGGCGATAAAGTTCTGCCTGGCACACGGACTGATGAGCGAGGAGGAGGTGAAAGCCCCGAAGAACATGCAGGAAGAACGGAAGCTGAGCGCAGAAGCGATACTGAAAATGCGACTCTACCAGAAGAAGCACCCACAGGAGCAGGAAGAGTAGAGGCGGAGCAGAAGAAAGAAGCAGTAAAAGCAGAGGAGCCAAAGCAGCCACTGAATCCTATAGAGCGTACAGCATTTGAATACCACGAAGAAAAAGTGGGTGCTGCACGTAAGGCATACGAAGAGGCGAAGTCTTCGGGTGACGAGTCAGAAACGAAGCGCACAAGAGACGAGTTCAAGAAAACTCTTGACGACAAGCTGAAAGCGCAAGGCATGGGCTTGGTACAGAGAAGAAAGGAGATAGCAAAGGAACTCGGCAAGGAAGAAGCAGAGAAGACAGACAAGCCATGGAAAGACATGGACGGAGAAGAGCGTATGGCAGTAGCCGAGCAGAATCCGCTTACCGAGGAAGAAATCAGAAGCAAGACCTCAGAAGAGAATCAAGATTTAATAGAAGATGCCATAGACTACCTAAACGGCAATCATGGCTTCGCACAACAAATAGCTTATTTAAAAATTTACGACGATGTTAGAAATAGACATGAGAATGTTTCCGGCGATAGCGGAACGGGAGACAGAACACAGTTGGATGCTGCCAATACTACAGGCGGCGAAGGATTGGGACTGGGACGAGGACGAGAAAGCGGAGGACCTGATGGACCAGTGGATAGAGGAGCAGGCAACGAAGCTGCATCCGGAGAGCGAACAGGCGGAGAGAGTGGTAAGGACAACCCTACTTTACCTGTTGGAAAACAAGGCGATAAGCAAGGTGAAGGAAGTCCATCCGGAATGGGCGGATTGTCTGCCGGAGGTGCTGACGCCACAGGAGGCGGTGCAGCTGGCGGAGATGGACATGTATCTGACGGAAGCGGACGTGGAGGCATCGATAGACCTTCTAAGCCGGATGCAAGACGGAAGCCTGCAGCCAAGCAAGGAACTACTTGGCGAAATCGCACAGGCGCAGAAATAAAGCAGGAAGCCAAAGAAGCCAAGGAGGGACTGAAAGCAGCATTGAAAGAGATGCTGAAACGAGGACGAGGTGAAGCAAGCATAAGTCTTACAGGTCTGAACTCCCGACAGATAGAGTATGTGCCAGAGTTGATGAAAGCCGTGAAGCGTTACGGCATGTCGCTGATAGACCAAGGCATATACAAGGTAAAAGACTGGATGAACAATATCCGTGATGGTATCTATGACGACATGAAAGCCATAGGTTTCACGGATAGGGATATTGACGACTTCATCGAAGAGATGTGGAACTCGAAGATGCCGATGGATGGCGAGACACATACCATAGCTGAATGGAGTGCAATCTACAGCAACTCCCAGCTGAGGAAGAAACTCAGCGAGAAGCTTGGCGAGAAGTACGAGCGTCAGATGGCAGCCGAGCCAATAGCGGTGAAAGTAGGCGACAGGAAGAACATTGAGGAGACGTTGCCGTTCTTGTTGCCTCAGCAGCAGGAAGACGTGCTGAAAGCCGAGACGCAGTTTTTCGGCAACGAGCATGCAGACCGAGAGCACGCATACGGCAAGGGATATCTGTTCACCAACGGCACAGGAACAGGAAAGACCTATACCGGATTGGGTATAGCCAAACGACTTGCCAAGCAAGGCAAGGGACGAATACTGTTCGTTACTCCAAGTCAGAAGAAGGTGAATGACTGGATGAAAGACGGAAAAAACCTCGGCTTGGACATCCGAGACCTTGATTCGTGGGCTAAGGAGCGAGGCACGACAGCTACCACCGAGAGCGGCGAGGGAATGGTAATCACGACTTTTGCCAACTTCGGACTAAACAAGAAGCTTCTTGAAACCGAATGGGATGCCGTTATCTATGACGAGTGCCACCGCATTATGGAAAACAAGAAGGGAGCCGAAACGGCAAGAAGCATGCAGCACTACATGATGACGAACCGTGACGAGAACCATTGTTTCCTCAGGCTGCAAGAAACAAACAAGGACTATCAGAAGATGCGCCTTGCTTCGGAGAAGTTTGACGAAGAGAGAAGCAATGAGATAGGACGCATAATGAGGGAGTATAAAGAGAGCCATCCGGAGGCAAGGACAAAGGATGTCATCAACGCTACGTATAAGCTGCAGCCGAAAGAGCTGAACAGCTTTGCTCCTGCAGATGCAGCGAAGTTCCCCAAGTTGGGTAAGGCTTACCAAGAGTTTATGTCGGCGAAAGAGCACTATTATAAAGATGTAGAGCCGAAGCTAAGAGAGCAAGCCAAGAATACTTGGAAGAGAACGAAGACCATCTTCCTGTCAGCAACGCCGTTCAATACGAGAGAGAACCTTGATTATGTGGAGGGCTACATCTTCAAATATCCCGAAATGGGCGATGACGGCATGAACGGCAGGACGCGATTCTATCTTGACCATTTCGGTGCAGCATACAAATACCGCTACCACCGACTGGAGCAGACCGTGAACAATCCGGATGCCGTGGCAAAGCAGGAAGTAGCATTCTCGGACTATCTGCAGAATACGCTCGGAACGATGAGCGGAAGAATCATAGACAGCCCTTATGACTATTCACGAGACTTTCCTACCGTATCTCCCGACCATGCAGAGGAATTCAACATAGCCGTGCAGGATGCCGTGAGAGGACGTTATCTCGGTTCTGCATACAGAAAGACTATAGGCGAATACAACTATGGCAGCGCATTATTTGAGACGATGAAGGTGGCGAATATCATAGACCGCATAAAGCAGCATCTTGACGCAGGGCGCAAGGTGGTGATATTCCACCGCAGGACAGAGACGAAGACCCCGATAAAGCCGCCGTTCGCCTATATGCTTGAAGTTGCCAACAAGGAAATCTCTTTGATGCGACCGGGCAAGGAGAGGGAAGAGTATATCCGGGAGGTGAATGCTTTCCGCAAGGAACATGCCGGGCTGTTGCAATGGGAGAAGACCTTGGACTACAGTATGCCGAGAGAGCAGCTTGCCAAGGTGTTCGGCAAGAACAACGTGCTGTTCTTCAGTGGCAAGGAAAGCAAGACGGTGAAGGATAAAGCCGTAGATACGTTCAACGACGACAATAGCGGCAAGAACATCATTGTGATACAGGAGGCGAGCGGCAAGGAAGGAATCTCTCTGCACGACACGACAGGCGAGCATCAGCGAGTATGTATAACGCTTGGTCTGCCTCAGAGTCCAATCACGGCATTGCAGATAGAGGGACGCACGTACCGAATCGGCAACAAGAGCAATGCCATCTTTGAATATCCTATATTGGGTTTGAACTCTGAGATGATGCTGTTTGGCGAGAAGTTCAACAATCAGGTGTCAACGACAGAGAACCTTGCACTTGGCAGTCAGGCGAGAAACTTGCGAGAGAGTTTTGCCAAAGGCATACTGGAGCATAGCGGAATTGTACCTATAGACCAACAGGGAGTCGGCGGCAAGGAGTTTGACGCACCAAAGCAAGGTGACAGTGATCCGTTTGACGATGCCGTGCTTGACTACTACAGCAACCAGAAGCTCAACAGGAAGAACCGAGAAGGTGTGGACTATTTTCCAACGCCGGAGCCACTTGGCTACAAGATGATGGAATGGGCAAGAGCCGGAGAGGGCGACACTATATTGGAGCCGAGTGCTGGACATGGAGCTATAGCAAGGTATGCGCCCAAGGAGAACCAGTTGACAGGAATAGAGCCAAGTCAGAGCCTGTTCGCCAAGTTGCAGTTGAAGGCAGGAGGTTTGGGCAGGAAATTCATGAACACCGTGTTTGAGAACTACGACATAAGCAACAAGCACGACGTAGTTGTAATGAATCCACCGTTCGGTACGGCAGGAGCGACAGCGATAGCCCATCTTGACAAGGCGTTCAAGCACTTGGAGGAAGGCGGTAGAGTTGTAGCCATAATACCGAGAGGCAGCACAGACAAGAAGTTTGACAAATGGCTGGACGGACAGAAGAACGTTGCCATGCGTGCAGAGGTAGACCTACCCGACATAGTATTCCAGCAGGCAGGAACATCGGTAGTGAGCCGTGTTGTGGTGCTCGACAAGATAACGGATGCGGCATTGCGCAGCAAGGCAGGCAAAACGGAGCGTATAGACCTTAGCGGACGCTATGACAAGATAGAGGATTTCTTTGAGGAGCTGAGAAATATAGAGATGCCTGAGCGAATCATAGACACGCAAGCCAAGATGCAGAAGAAGGCGAAGGCGGCGAGGACCAGTATCAAGGAGATAAAGGGTGTAAGAGACGTGAAGCTTGACAAGAACGGCATCTTGGTAAGCATGCGAGGTGACTGGATGGACTACGGCATCAGTTTCTCGGGCAGCGACAAGCCTCAGTATTGGAGAGAGAAGATGTCAAACTTCTACGAGAAGTATGAGGAGTTGGAGAAATCAGCCTTCAACGAATACAAGAAAGCTGTATTCGGCGAGATGAAAGAGCTTAGCTGCAAGCTTGCCGGAATGACCGAGGATGAGATGCAGAGATATATAGCAGGTCGCAGGAACAGTGGCGAACAGGATGGTGTTCATTTCAGAACAGAGGAAGATATCGAGGATGTCAACAAGAGGTTCAATGAGCGTCTTGAAAGTCTGAAAGCTGACCCTAAACAAAAGGGTGGAGAACTGAAACTTGGATATCCGGGTACATTCTTAAAAGATGCAGGATTTGGTGACAGCGAAATTGTTTTGGAATATGCCAAGATAGAAAGAAAGTCATCGGAGGAATACAAGAATGACCATCCTTTTGATGTTGAAGATATAAAGGATTTGCCGAAAGCCATAAATACCCCTATTGCCGTATTTGATAATACAAACGGGAAAGAGGCAGGAAAGACAATTCTTACAGAGCTGCAAAAGGACGGAAGGAATTTTATTGTTGCTATACGTGCAGCAGAACGTCGTCAAAAGGGTGGAATATTTTTGGAAGTAAACGAAATAAAAACTTTGTTCCCGAAAGAAGCACGTGGAATCGTAAATTGGTTTAACACGGGTAAGACCTGTAATGTAGACAAAGAAAAAGCCCTCACTTGGTTAGGGGCCCTCCGCACCCATCGCGGAACCTGGCTAACCGAGCAAGAGCTTTCTTCTGCCACAAATGTAGTGAAAGGTTTTGATATAGAAAAGCGCAAGTCGCTGAATTTTCGCATAGGGGATAATAAAACCGAAAAACAGAACAATTCTGTTGCGACAATATCAGAAGATGCGCCAGTAGTGGTGAAGCATGTGGACAGAGTGTCGAAGGAGACAGGAGTGAAGGTGAACATGGTGCAGAGCGCAGAGGAAGTGAGCAGTCCGAGAGTGAAGAAAGCCATAGAGGATGGCAAAGAGGTTACAGGCTGGTATGACGAAAGGACAGGCGAGGTGCATCTGTATATGCCGAATATCCATGACCGGTATACCGCCGAGAAGACCATCTGGCATGAGACGGTAGGACACAAGGGCATGCGTGGATTGATGGGCGAGCAGTTTGACAGATTCCTTCGTGACATGTGGTATGACCTTGACAAGCCCGAGAATGCGGAGCTGAAGAAGCTCGTGGACGAAGAGAGGAGACGCAATCCGCTGAATATCTATGATGCCATAGAGGAAGGGATAGCGAGACTTGCCGAGGAAGGCGGAGGCGAGCCGGGTTTCTGGCGAAATATCAGAAACAAGGTGACGGACTTCTTCCGTGAGATAGGCTACAGGATAGCACCGAACACGAAGGACGTGAAGTATCTGTTGTGGCTGAGCAAGAACCTACAGAAGAATCCTAACGATGTGTTCTACAAGATGAGGGCAGAAGCCGTGAGATGGCGACTGGACCATGAGGCAGTACCCGATGTGATAGAGGCGAACGGCATGTTCTTTGACAATGACGGGAAGAATCGAGAATACGTGCTTGACTTGAGCCAAAAGGACTTTGAGCAGGCTACAGACGGTAAGATACATTTCAGGACATCACCAGCCACGGCATCCAAGATAGAAGAGTATAACAGACGACTTGAAGGGAAAATCTACTCAGCCAAGGAGAGTACGGTGGACTATATGCAGTCTGTGCAGGAGTATATGGAAACCGTATCGGGAAAGAAGAATGTGGCAAGAGACATCCCGTCTTCTTGTAATCCGCTGCAAGCTGAAAACAGAAGCAGTAGTATAAGTCAGAAGAAATGCGATAGATACGACAGGAAGTATATGACTCCTCTTGATGATGTTTTCAAGAAAGTTATTTCGTATGTGGATGGAAAGAACAGCGATTTCCAGAAGCAGAATACGGAGCTTTATATGATTATGAAGCATGGACTGGAGAGAAATCGAGTGTTCTTTGTGCGCGACCGTATCGGAGAAAATCTGAGAGAGGAAATAAAGAGCATAAGGGAAGCTGCTGAGCAACAGCCAGAACCGAAGAAATGGGAACGCACAGAGACAGAGAAGGCGAAGATGAAAGCAGATGCTCTGTCAAAAGAGTGGGAACAGAAGTTTGGTGAGCTGAGCAAAGACTTGGAAGATGGCAAGCTACAGCTTGACGAATACTACGGACAGATGGACGAGTGGATTCGCAGTAAGATATACGAGGAGTATGAATCCACCAAATATGACTACTCCGGTCTTACTGATATTATCAAGAACACTAAAGACTGGAAGAGTGATGCCGACATCATAGAAAAGGTAAAGGATGTAGAGAAGAAAATCAATGACGGGAAGAGCGGATTGGTAAAGGAATTCTGGGAGAAGAAGAGAGCCGCTACCGATGCTATCATAGATTCGGAATACGATTCGGGTAAGATAGACAAAGATTCGGCGGCGCACTTCAAGAGTATGTTCAACTGGTATGTGCCATTGAGAAAGTTCAATGAGACTACCGCCGAGGATGTATACGGTTATATCACAGAGAGCGGCGACCCCAGTCAGTATATAGGTTCTGTCATAGCCAAGGCGAACGGACGAAAGAGCCTTAGCGATACCAATGTGATGGCTCAGATATTTGCGATGGCGAAAAGTTCCATAATAAGCGGAGAGAAGAATATTGTGAAACAATACTTCGCAAGATTCGTGGAGGCTTACGAGACAGGCGAAGCACAGGAAAAGGTTTTTGTAGAGATACATCCTTGGGCTGAAAGGCATGTCGTTGACGGCAAAGAAGTGTGGGAAGAGGTATATCCACAAGTGCCAGAGGATGCCACCCAGCATGAGATAAGCGATATATTACAGACTTTTGAAGACAAGATGCGGGCGAAGGAGGCTTTGGGCGAGGCAAGGCTATTGACACGTAGAGGCAGTGTCGGCTACAAGTTTCAGCGTGAGAAAAACAAGAATGAGCATATAGTAGAGGTGTATATTGCCGGTAAGAAGCGTATGTATTTCTGTCAAGGCAACCCACGGGCAGCCCAAGCGATAAACGGTCTGTTGCACGATTCTGGAACGTCAAAAGGCAAGCTGTCGGCATGGATTTCAAAGAAGTCGTCATCCATCAACAGGACATGTGCGCAGCTGAACACGTCATACAACCCGGACTTCTTCTCCTCCAACATGGTACGAGACTTTACTGTGTCATCCGCAATTCTTGTCAAGGAAGGACCGAAATACGCAAAGAGGTTCTGTAGGGAGTATTACAACAACTTGAAGTTCCTCAATGGTGAGGACAGCTATTGGAAGATGCTCGGCAAGTATAACAATGACAAGATAGACGAAAGCAACACACGTCAGAAGTACTTCAAGGAGTTCATGGACAATGGCGGTCAGACAGGTTTCGTGCAGCTTGAGAAGCTTGAAAGAGTCATTAAGGAGTATAACAACCTTGTAAAGACAGGCAAGAGAGACGCTGACGGATGGTTTGCGAGAGCTTTGAAGAAGGCGGGATTCATCGAGATCGCTAACGAGACGTTTGAGAACATAGCGAGATATTCATGCTACGTGACATCAAGAGAGTCTGGGCGAAGTATAGGACGAAGTGTATATGATGCAAAGGAAGTTTCGGGCAACTTCAATAGGCACGGAAGCGGAGATGCCATCAGTACTTTGAAGACAGCGAATGACAGTAAGTCGGACGTGGCGTTCAGAAATGTAGTCGGCTTCTTCAACAGCTACATGAAGAATCACACGATGTTCTACAATGCTGGTGTGCAGGGTGCGAACATGTTGTTTAAGAACTATAAGTTTGCTCCTGTGGCAACGGCAATGTCGTTAGGTGTGATGCCGTTTGCCTTGAATATGGCAATCGCTGCGATAAACCAGTTTTTGATGGGCATAGAAGACGAGAAGAAGCGAGGTGGCGTGAAAGACCCTTATGCCGAGTTGCCAGAGTGGAAACGAAGGAACAATATCAACATCTATATATTTAGAGGTCATTTCTTCACGTTGCCGTTAGGTATAGAGTTGAGAGCCTTTTACGGGCTTGGCGATGTAGCCTTGGCACATAGCTTCTATGATGGTTTGAAGAGTGACACTCCGATAGGATATGACATACTCGGACAGGTGGCGCAGCTGGTACCAAGTTCTGACTTTTTGGGGCATCATGCTCCGGGCGACAATACAACAGACGCATTGAAGGATGTAGCACTTGCTGTAACACCAACAGCACTGAAGGCTGGTGGTGAACTTGTAGCTAACAGAGACTGGACGGGGCGACCGATATACCGAGACCAGACCTATCTTGACATAGCTCCAAGATGGAAGCGAGCTTATGACAGTACGAATGAAGCGTTTGTAAAAGTTAATAAGTTGGCAAACAAATGGACTGCGGATATGCCGGATGCGACGGAAGATATGAAGGGTAATGATGCGGCAGACTTTTGGACAGCCCCTTACGGTTGGCAGCACATGATGGAAGGTTATGTTGGCGGTATGGGAGCTACCATAGGCAGAGTGGCTAAGACAGGATATGCCGTAGGCAAAAGCCTTAAGGCTGGATATAATGGCGAGAATGCTATCAAGGATGCTTATGCCGAATGGGAGAAGTTTGACAAGAATCAGATACCATTATACCGAAACTTCATCTATACTTCCACCGAGGGGCATGACATGCAGAGAACGAAGTCGAAGTGGTACAACTATACAGATGAGCTACGGCAGACGAAGTATAACTTAGACCAGTTGAAGACCAATACTCCCGACTTGAAGTTAAACTTGGAGAACGAGGCTAAGAAGTATAAGTTCAGTCAAGGCAAGGAGGGTCGGAGGCTTGAAATATGGAATGCTGCAAATAGTTATATCGGCAAGAAGAAGAATCTTCTGAAGAAGACCTCAGACCCAGAGGTAATAAAGTCGATAAATAACGACATCAATCTTAAGATGCAGGAAGCCGTGAGGGATTTGGATAAGTTGAGTGAGTAGTTTCCAAAATGGAAATAACCAGTAGGGGAAGAGCGAGCTTAATGCTCACTCTTCTCTTTATTCAAAATAAATGTATTCCCCTTTTTTTTCTTTGTAGGCTATATAAATAAAATATCCAATTAGATATAACACCAATTCTATCATTGTTATAATAATAAAGAAATAATCTTCCCTTATAGAAGAAATGACTATTCTTTTTGTGTCAAAATGGTCCAACAAAAAAAGAATGGAGAAAAGGATGATATAAAACCCTGCAATTATACCAACGACATATCCTATTATATGGGGTTCTTCTTTTCTGTAGAAATAATCCAGCAAATCTAATTCTTTAGAATAATATGTGCGTGCGATTATTACAGGAGAGCAGACTAACGGATAGAACAAAGCGACTGTCATTATTTCGTTCAAGTAGTCTTTCCCGAAATAATAGTAATCCAAAAGGCTCATAATAATACAGCATAACATGTTTGACAAGACCCAAAGCAAATATCTATATCTGGATCTGTGCGTTTTGGAAGAACACATGTCAATAAGAAAAGGGGCGGCAGAAGCAACAATAGGTATCATGTTTTGGTAGGTCATATTGTCTCCACATCTTTTAGCCCATAAATATAAGACAGGCATATAAAGTAATACCCAAGTGGAAATTCTTACATGATGACAGAGAAGAAATCTCTTAATACCTGTTTTGTTTGTTCTTTGTTTCATTTGTTGTAATATTCTCTATATTTTTCACTATAACATATATGGCATGGTGTTTTATACATGTCTATAGCTTCTTTTTTTGTAAGCTTCATAACAATACCACTGCAATTCCTTAATCCCTTGCAATACTCTGTCCTGTGGAATCTTCTTGAATATCCTCCAGTACATATATACACATTATCTGCACAAGACGACAGAGTTATAACTCCTAAGAGTACATAAAATAATAAGACTGATTTCTTCATAGAAATAATTGTTAAAGCGTAATCCTTTTGCAAAAGTATAAAAAAAATCAATAGGGTGTATCTTAAAAAAGTGTTTTATTTTTTTTGATGCAAATAATCCTCATGGTAAGTGGTTGAAAGTATGGTAGTTAGGTGTGGAAAAATAGATGTTGAGGATAGTTAGGCATGATGGATATTGGTTAGTAACTTTGCAGCAAGTTCAATAGTGGACGAAACCAACACAAAAACTATTTATTATTATGGAAGCAGAGAAAATAATCTGTTGCGATGGAGCGCGAAACAATGATGCTCTCGCATGGGCGGCAATGGCAAACAGGGACAATGACATGAACGGTTGGATGAATAATCCTTTCGCTTATATCATGTTTATGGCGATGTTCGGCAATGGCGGTTTTGGTTGGGGCAACCGCGGCAACCAAGTTCAGGATGCCGAAATCCAATCAAAGCTGAACCAGTTGAGCACCCAACTACAGGATGGCAACAACACCAATCTTTTGATGGATGCCATCAAGGGCAACAACACCGCTTTGGGCCAGCTTGCAAGTAACTTGAACTGCGATTTCAACCAGTTGCAGAGCGGTATCTGCGCCGTGCAGTCAGCCATTCAGCAAGTAGGCGGTCAGGTGGGTTATTCGGCAGAGCGAGTGATTAATGCCGTGAACTTGGGCGACATGAACCTCATTCAGCAGTTGAAGGACTGTTGCTGCCAGACTCAGCAGAACATTATCCGCATGGGTTATGAGAACCAGCTGGGACAGAAGGACATCGTGAATCAGATGCAGCAAGGCTTCTCCTACACCAATACCGGTATAGAGAGAGCTGCAGCAAACATCGGGTTCCAGATGAGCCAGATAGCGTGTGACTTGAAGACGAACGCCAACGGCAACACTCAGAGGATCATCGACACTCTGAACTGTCACTGGAATCAAGACTTGCAGCAGAAGTACAATGATGCGAGGTTAGAGCTGTCACAGCAAAAGCAGAACGCTACGCTGATAGCGGCATTGGGTGCCAAGACCACCGCTACGGCATGAATGGAGGAAGGGTCATTGCCTACGGAAAAGAAATCCGAGCAAAGGCTCTTCCCTTTTGTTTCACGTAAGAGGAAAGGGAAGAAGATATGACATTCAAGGATATGAAACAGGGATACCCTGTGTATATGTTGCACAAGGGTGACGAGATGAGAGTGGGAACCGGCAAGGTGGTGACGGCAACCGCACCGAGATTTCCGCAACAGTATAGCGGACAGGCTCTTGCCATGGTAGTAGACGTGACGATAGAGGAGGACGGCACGAACAAGACCTATACCATGCCTGCCGATTCAACGGTGGTGAGTGCCGGGATGACGGTATTGTCGGTAGACAGAGAGGGTATCCTCCGTGATATGGAGGCGATGAAAGCCGAGAGTGAGGATGCACTTGCTTCGATGGAGAAGCACAGAGCGAGGGTAGAAAGCTGCGATAAGATTCTGACAGAGTGGAATCCTGTTCTTGCGGAGAAGAAGAAGCAGGAGGAGCGGATAGGCTCTTTGGAGAATGGTATGAACGAGCTGAAAGCTATGATGAGGGCTTTAAGTGAAAAGTTAGGTTAGGAGGATTGGTTATGGTAATGTATATATTGTTAAATGACGTAAGAGTGACGCATGAGCCGCATTTTTGTGAAAAAACCGCAAAAAGGGCAATGAAAGGACTGCGATATGTAGACAAGGAAGGTGTGGAGCATACGGAACCGAAGTGGACGGAGAGGATGATAGAGGAAGCGACGAAAGACTTGGAGTTTCCCGAAGGTACAACAGTATGGGACAAATATGTGGCATACAACTCCTTCTATGCAGACACGTGTAGGGTGTTGTCGGATGGTGAGGCTTTCAAGGCTGCCTACGAGTTTTACTTCAAGGATGATGATTATGTATTGGAGGGGAGTAAGATTTGGTGGTACATGAGGGCAATGATTGGTGATTAGGGTGAGAAAGAGGGAAAGGCGAGCGGTGGGGTTCGCCTTTCCTTTTGGTGTATTATTACTTTTTGGATAAAGTTATAAAAAACAACGACAGATTGTAGAATTATTGTATAATATTTTACGATAAAAGTTGTGTAAAGAGGAATATTTTATTACTTTTGTGGGGTGATTACGCTTAAAATGATATAAGATATGAAGAAGATAGTGTTATTTGTTATGCCGTTCTGTCTACTTGGTTGTTCTGAAAATAAAGAGAAAGAGGAGCCAAAGAGAGGAGAACTTACGGAGTTTGTTTATGTTGACAGGTCTAAGTGTCTTCATGTTGACAAAAACTGCATGAGTCTGATTTATTTGGGTGATGAAGATAATTCAAAGGGAAATTATCAGGTGAGTTTCGTTGAAACAAAAAGTCTTTCTCACAAAGACTACAAGTCGGTTTGCAGTCTTTGTGTATCAAATGAAACTTTCAAAAAGATAAGGGAAATCACAGAAAATAACAGCTATGGGGAGGAAGAAGAAAGCGATAGTTGCTTTTCTAATACAAAAAGTTTAGGACTATAATATGAGGAAGATTATCTTGTTATTCAGCATTATTGTGTGTTTATCTTCGTGCTCTAACATGGTGTATGTTTGTACGGGAGGATATTCATATAGATACCACAAATCAAGGTCTTGTGATGGGCTAAGTAATTGCGGAGGAGAGATTAAAGAAGTAAGTAAAGAAGAGGCAAAGAGTATTGGTAGGACTCCTTGCCGTATGTGCTATTAGGAGGAATAAAAAATGAGGCAGGTTCTTAGTTCTGCCTCACCTTATTATAATATACAACATCTTGCTAATGCGCCGATGGGAATGGAGAGGATGCCTCTAATGAGATTTCCTCTGTTCCATCTTCCTTGATAGTAGTGGCAGCGGTCGTTGTCTTCATGTATTATGAGGGCAAGTATGGCGTAGCCACTTCCGAAGAGCATGGCGATAAGAAAGTATACCGCCATGCCGAGGATATTGTTTCGGTTTCTTTTAGTCATGAGGCTGTTCAGATGATGGGTCCTCATACACCAAGTTATGCTCATCTACGTAAGCCTTGGCTTCTGAGTATGTATCAAACTCTACTGCGGTGGCATTCACTGATGGGAATACCTCAGCATTATCACCTTCCTCTGTGAGAGGGAACACCATCTTGGTTCCCTCATGTACCACCTTATACTTCTTTGTTAACTTAATGACTGCGCATTTGCCGTGCAATGCACGAAAATCCTTTCTATCTTTCGCATAATCATTGCCAATCTATTTTTACTGTTCCTGATGATGCACCTGAAGGTATCCAAATCTCCCAAGGCTGGGAATAGAAACCATACTTGACAGTATGACTGCCATAATAACCTACTTTTGAGGAAGTACTGGCTGTATAAATCTGGTCTTCACTATCTGTGTTCATATATAGTATCCATTTAGTACTTCCATTCACTGTCTCACATCTTACAATATTTAATAGCATACCAGAGCCTGTAACATCCATAAATGGAGTACTGCTCCAATAACTGGATGGTATCTTTAAGCAGGGAGCCAAAATGCCATTCAGCAATGTTCTTAGATTACTGAGGGTTATCTCTGTATTTGTTGAACCGTCTGAATAATAGAACTTCTTTTTTAGAGCATAATCCAAAATAACACCATAAGTATATTTTCTGGATAATACCTGACTGTCATTTGATATTGTTATAATACTCCTACCCTGCAAAGCTGCCCTGATGATATAATAATCCTTTTCATTTAAATTGTCCTTTATCTTCTTGAAAATCTTTGTCAAGGCATCACTCGTCATACTAAACATGCTCATATCTTTTACTTTTTATTTAAATGGGTCAGGACAGGACAAACATACCCACTCCCGACCCAGCAATCTTATATTACCACTCTCTTAGACCATAACTTACTTAGCGTTATTCCACAATGTTGTGATATCAGTATCTGTAAGATCTGTAAACTCACTGGAATCAACCTTACCATCTATAGTGTCCTGCATAGCATTAAGGGATTCACAGAGTACCTTATTCTGCAAAGGATTTGTAGAAGTAGGATTTAATACAGAATCTACAACAGTTTTATTAGCACCTGCAGCTATACCATCAAGTTTTGTTTTATCAGTACTTGACATCAAACCATTATTACTTGTAGTAGCTACACCATAAGTAGTGTTGCTATCTGTCCAAGGAACGTTCACAAATGCACGACCGTTATAGAATAGTTCTACAGGGTATAATCTATCACTTTTTGCAGTAGTAGAATGAAAACCACTTATAACAGTATCTTGAGTTTTTGCATCAAATGATATAGGAGTACCAATACTTTTTGCCCTAACACCTCCAAGAGCACCTTCTGTAGCTGTTGGCAAAGAATATTTGTTGGCTCCCGCAGTTATGCCATCCAACTTGGTTTTATATGCTGCCGTAAAGTCATTTGTACTCAAATCCTTACCACTCACCTTATCCACCTTGTTGTTCAAGGCTGCCTGTGTAGCTGTAGATATAGGCTTGTTAGCGTCACTGGTATTATCTACATTACCAAGACCTACTGCACTCTTCGACAACTCCGTCTTCTTAACATAAGGTGACAAGTCTACATTTGCCTTCCACTCACCAAGCTGCTCCCAATAGTAGACAAGACCTGCCTGACCAGAAGGAAGGGGTTCATTTTTCGACAGTCTGACATACTCCTTGTAAACATTGTCTGTTCCACTTGCAGTACTCTTTACAAGATAAATCCTGCCGCCTTTAGCAGTAGAGGCATCTGGAAGTGTAGTCACAACCTCACACAACGTTGTATCAATACCAAGATCCCCAAGAGTAAGATTACCACTACCTGTAAGACTCTTACCATTGATGGTCTTTACGGAAGCCACTTTCTTCTGAGCCTCTGCCAAAGCTCCTGCTGCTGCAGTAACAGCATTATCTGCTGTCTTCTGGGCATTGGCTGCATTGGTCTTTGCTGTATTAGCTGTACTCTGGGCTGTATTAATTGAGCCCTTTACAAGTGAAGCAAATTTGCTCAAATTGTCTTTTGAAATATATTCTCTTGCCATAATCTAAAAAAATTAATCCTTGTTTTAATTGTATCTATATTATTTTTACTTCGTAATAGCCTCACGCCACAGATTGTCTATATCGGTATCTGCAAGGGCTGTAAGCTCTGCTTCCTTGACATATTTCTTGTCTGCCTCTGCTGTGGTCTGATAGGAACTCATGTCCACGGTGCCTGCACTGAACTTCTGCCAGCCTTCTGCTTTCTTCCTGTTTTCCCAATTCTTCAACTGATACAAATCTCCATTGCCTTTGCCATCAGCATCTACTACATACCACAACTGACCTATTGCATCATTGTCTGTATTGTTCTTGGAAACACTCAACTGCCAGTCATTCAAAGCATACAAGGCTGTGAGATTTGCTACTGTCCTATGACCACTTATCTCATCTGCATATACAACACCATACCCTGTTTCTGTGGTATTGTTGCTCCTCAGGGTATTTGCCTGCGCTAAACCTTTTCTTGTTGCCATATCTTTTTTCCTTTCTTTTTAACGTTCTTATTATGCAAAATCCAACTTGGCATTGGTAAATGCTCCCTGCTGCTCACTCGTATATACATTATACTCTATCTGCTTGCCTGTCTCTGGGTCTTTCACTGTCAAGGTCTGGAAGGTGAATCCTCCATCCAACAGAGGAGTAGCATCATTCATCGTTATCCTTGACAGCTTGCCAAGCTTGCTTGGATATGCATATACGTAATACTGGCTGGCTGTAGTACTTACTCCTGTCACTACCTTTGACTTGCCACTCTGCTGATAATGGTCTCCCCCCTGACCAAGAGCACTTAGCTTACTCTGCAGACTGCTTACAGTGAGAGCTGCACCTACTGCTCCCATTACTACCTTATAGTCAAAATGTACCTTCAGTGTAGCTGACTTGCTGTCCATAGCTGTACCATCGGATGCCTTGATGCAGCCATCCACAAGAATCAGTCCCTGCTTTGGGGCTTTCACACTGGCAGTAATAACTGTGTCTTCTGTTATATTATCTACTGTTACCTCATCTGACCATACTCCTGAAGCTGGCAATGCCTTGCTTGCCCAGTTACCACCATTAACTGCCGTTGGATCCTTATAACCCTCTGTCTTCTTCCACATATAACTGCCTGAGAAGGTTACTGTATAGCCATACAAGGTGTTGAGATTCCCTATACCTGAAGATGTCTGTACATTCTTGCCGTCTGCTGTCTTCACTGTCCAAGGGGATGATATTCCTCCTGATTCTGATAATGACTTCTTACCTATTGTCACTCCTACCAAAGGCAAATCTCCATCCATGATTGCCTTGATGTCCTTGGCATTCTTGGCTCCCTTGTCTCCTGCATAGGCTGTAGAAGAGGTCTCTCCCAATGATACACCGCCTGAGCTTATTTCCACCAGCTCTGTACCACCCCAACGGTAGGTCTTGTTGGTATTTATATCTACAAATATCTTACCTCCATAAGGATTACCGTTCAGCTCCTGATAGTTCTCCCTCGTTCCCCAGTTATTGTAGTAGGTCTTTGCTTGGGTAAGACCCGTCTGAGCTGCAAAACACTTCTTGGCTCTTACATATACTACAGTATATACTGTACTGCCACCAAAGCTGGATGTCTGAATAGTAGCATCGTCTACAAAGCCTTCAAACTCTACTATATCATCTACATAACTTGGTAGCTTGTCTGCTGGTATCATACCATTCTCATCCAAACTTACCTTCTTGTCAAGCTCTGGCTTGATCTTATTGGCTATGAGATGCCTCAAACCTGTCTCATCTAAAAACTTTTTCTCCATATTGATAATAATTTATATAATGTTTACTCATTTATATTCCATATCTCATCTATCTTGCTGTCAGCAATACTGCCTACATTGCCTCCTGTAGAAGATACTTCTACCAAATCACTGCCACTCCACCTGTAGCTCTTCTGTGTTGTCTTGTCTACAAAGATCTTGTTGGAGTGGGGAACTGGCTGCTGAGCATCATCATTCTGATACTTTGCATATGTCTCCCATACATTGTAATACAATGGAGGTTTTGAAACAGATACTCCTCCACTTGCCTGCGGCACCTGAGCTGCAAAATACTTCTTTGCCTTCACATATACTACTGTATAGTTGGAGGCTGTGGTACCCACCTGTTGTATCTCAGCATCATCCACAAAGCCATCAAACTCAACCATCTCCATACTATTACCAGGAATGAGTTCTGAAGGTATCATGCCATTCTCATCAAGCTCTACCTTATTTCCTAAAGCTGCCTTGATCTTCTTTACAAGATAGTCAAGTCCAATCTCATCTAAAAATCTTGAATTTTCCATATCTTTTTTCGTTTACTTAGTTTCTTTCCCATATATCGGCTATATCACTGTTCTCTATCTTTGACACACTGCTTCCTTGGGAGATAATGTCTTGTATCATCTTCTCAAGTTCCTGAGTCTTGCCTTTTAAAGTTTGGATGTCCTTGAACGCTTGTTCTATTTCTAATATCGTATCTGAAGGAATCCCCGTGGCTGCCTCAATAAGCTTTAGTAAAGATGGGCTAAGCTTTTCAGCCGTTACCGACCCCTTAGCTATCTTGCCAGTAGTCACCGAAGCGTCAGCCAACCTATCCGTAGTGATAGCGGACTTATCAATATCGTCCGTCTTAATCAGCGGCACCATAGTACCGAGTTTAACATCTTGTTTATATGTAGGCATATCTGATAAGTTTAGGTTCAGAGGAAGTAAAAATGCGAATAGTAGAAGCTGGTGCGTTTAGCTGCATGCGCAGATGGAAAACCGTAGCGTTCCTGTGCTTCTTCATGGGAACCATAGGGAACTCGCCGTTTCGGTTCTTCTGTCTGATAACCACCTTGCCCGGTGTCTTCAGTTCAATCATGAGATAGAAGTTGCGTTGTTCCGTAATATCGGGAGAGACCCACGCCTTTTCCGTATTGCTGTATGTTGCAGAAATATTCTTCATATCACTTCGCTGTTTGGTTAACGCCCAGTTGCTGCAGGGCAATAGAATACATTTGTGTAGCCTTGGTATCATCATAGGCAGACAGGAGCAGGAATGCGATATAATAGATGAGGGCATTTCTGAAAGTGTCAGAAATGTTGACCACCTCTTTCTCGTTTTCATCCTCAGAAATCTGCGTAGGCACACCGACATAAGACACCGTGACAATCCTGTCTTCGGGAACCGGTTGTACGAGAAGTTTCAGAGGCGATACACGCATGATAGCCGCAAGCGGTCTGTCGGCAGTCCCCTTAGACGACTCGTCAAACATAAGCAGTTCCTCATCATCAGTATCTTCCATCGGGACGACCCCCTTGTGCCAGCCCCTTGCCCTAACACGGTTGATGTTAAAGACAGCGATGTTGGAAGGCATAGAGATAATGCCGATGTCGGGATAGTTCTCGTACAGCTCCACCGAAATATCAGTAGACACCGACACCGAGCTTGCCGCCTTGGTATCAGAAGACCCCGACAAGACAGACGAAGCCGTGGCAGTGATAGCAATCCAGTGGAGAGCGTCAGGGATTTTTGCCTTTATGATATTATCCATATAGGCATCCTCCTTGTCGTCAATGATGGCAGAAGAGTTGTTCGACTCCTCGTCAACGCACCATCTAACAGCCTTAATTATTTCCTCTACGCTCATGATACCACAGATAAAAAAGGTTACTCGTTAAAATCCGGGAATATAAGCCCAGCCTTAGAAGCATGCTTCATAGCTGTGGCGAGAGTCTTGCACTCCTTATCGAAGCGGTCGTTGATGTACGCAATGACCTCATCAGAAGTGTAAATATCCCTAACCTCTTCCGTCTTCGGCTGTTTAGGAGCGGCAGGAGTAGGAACAGAAACAGAGTTTGTTTCATTCTCACGTTCCGCTTTCTCACCCGGGAACTCCTCCTGTTCGTGTTCTATAACCACCGTTTCCCCCTTAAAGAGCAAGCTATCCTCCAGCAGCTCCTGAAAATAGCGTCCTCTCAGCGTGAGAGTAGGGTATTTGTTGATATTTATATTACCGTCAGTGAAGTTAAAGCGCACCTCATTACCCTGCTTGCCATACAGCAGATAGCTGACATTGTTACGATGAACCCTTGCTTTATATGTTTTAATCATATTCTTATACTTTCTTTTTAAATGGGCAGGACTGAAACATCCTGCCCGTTGATAGCTTATTTATGAAACGTCAGTTACGCAGCTGTATCCTGTCCGGTGTATACAGTCCAAGCGGTGCCAGTGTAGTAGTAGACAGAACCCTTCTCGTAAGTGGTCTCACCAACCTTATAGTCCTGTGTGAGAGCCACCTTCATGCCCTTAGACGGAGTGTCCGGCAGTTTCGGTGCAGAGATGATGGTGCCGAGTGATTCGGTAGCAATCTGTGCAATCTTAGAAGCCGGTCCGACGAGAATAGAGTTGTAGCCACGGAGAGCCACGGAGTCAGCCTCCTGATGGATCCAACGCTTAGCGTCACGCACTTCTCCACCACCCTTCGACATATCGTTGGTCTGTTCCTTCTTTCCAATCTTGACATAACGTCGGGAAGCCTTCGGGTCGAAGATGACCATGAAGTCCGACATACCCAAGAGGTCGAGCGTCTGTGCCCATACGAAATCGATGGAACCGAAAGTGTCCTTGAAACGCTTGAAGGTAAGGTCAAACTCATTATGGTTGATGAAGTCATTCTGATGGCTACCCTCAAGCTTGACGTTCTCAAGACGCTCGATAGCGTTCTTTCCGCAGAATGCGAAGCATCGGTCGTTTTCCGAGAATTCAGTAAACTGGAGCTTAGAGAGAGCGACAAAGTCTCCGAGCGTGTAGGTATCTCCGATAGCATACGTATTGGTGAGCTGATTGATGATACCCTCCGAAGTGTAGACATCCTCAATCTGCCCGTCGCCAGTTTCCGCTTTGAATCGAGACTTACAACCCAAAAGGTAAGTACGTTCCGCACGAAGGTTGTACTTGATAATAGCGTCAGTTTTGAGGTCAGCCACTGTGATAGGCTGTTCCTTCTTCACCTTCTCGTAGTCGTCGGTAAACACGATGTTCAGAAGTTTCTTCTGTACATACACCTTTTTCTCTCTTGGCTGGAAGTTCTCAGGAGTGATAGTAAGCTGAGACTCCGAAGCCGCCGAAGCCGCCGCGAGCAGCGTAGTACCGACAGGGATAGCAGGACACGTCATATTGTCAAGATTCTCCCTTGTGTCGCCCTCGTTCTTCGGCTGACCATTGACAGCCTGCATGACAGCCTTCTTGCCGTTAGCCTCAATGACGTAGAGCATAAGAGTACCCTCTTTCTTGGTTTTGGAACCCTCCGCATAACCAGCGACACCTGAAGCAATCACCGTAGTACCCTTATAGAAAGGACGGATAGAGCCAGAGAAGTTAGTGGAATTAATCTCCACTGTATCGCCTGTAGGAATCTCGGTAGTAACCTGTCCGTCGAGCGTCTCACCGCCGACACGCTGATGCGACACCTCCCAGTTCTTGATGTTCACCGTCTTTGCCATCTGACGGACGATAGAGAGGATAGGAGTCTTGAACGGATAGAACTTCACAATCTCGCTATCCCACTCCTTTTCGAGCAGTCCACCTTCACGAAGCTGAGTACTTGAAGCCTGCGAGCCAGTAAGGTCCTGACCATCCTTTTTACCACCAGGGCTAAGACGGTCGCTTGTGTTAGCATCAACAGGCTCCTTAGCGTCAACCGTCTCCTTGGAAGCCGGTTCGGGACCCTCGTCACCAATCTGCGGTTCGAAAGTATCAGCTACAGCCATAACACCGCCGCCAGTCACGACAGCGAGAAGCATCAGAATCATCTTGCAGACGAACTGAGCATAATGGGAAAAAATAATATTCTTCTTCATCTTGTTTTGTATATATATTAAAAAAATTAGTTACTGCGAATGCCGTCAAAGAAACTCTCCCTCTTGCGTTTCGGTGCAGCCGGAGCATTACCGGCACCACTCGTAGAAAGCGAAGGTGGAATACCCTCAGAGGCAGAAGAGCGGATATTATTCTGAATCTTCTCGTTGCGAGCCTTCATTGCCGCCTCCTCACGAGCCGAAGAAATATCAGAATCATAGTTGTAGGCGTTCATGAAAAGCTTCCAAGTGTCGGTGGAGATATTGCCATCCTCGGCATCACCGATAACTCCCCACACCTTAGCGTAGAGGTCGTTCGCCTCCTCGTCAGACAATCCAAGCTTATCAAGAGCCTCACGAGACTTCTGGAGATTATTCATCAGTTCCTCACTATGCTTCTCCTGTTCCGCAACCTTCTCCTGATATGCGGTAATCTGTTCCGCCACCTTCTTGCCCAGCTTCTCATCTTCGAGAGCCGCCTTGATGTCGATGCCCTGCGAAGCCATCCACTCAAACGGATGCATACCCTTACGAGTAGAGTCGAGTACCATAGCGGCGAGCCACTTGTTGTTGTCAAGCATCTTGCTGAGTGCCGCACCGCTCTCCTCGTATTTTCCAAGAGCGTCAGCATCATCATTCATCGCAGCATAGCGAGCCTCCTTATCCTCGAAGTCAACATCAGAATGACGCTTAGCGAACCGCTTGGAAAAAGCCGTTCTGTTAGGTCGTTCATCGACGGTCTCGGCAGGATTAGCCTGCTGTGCAGCCGCTTCATTATCCATTTGCTTTAAATCTGTTTTTGCCATATTCAAATGCGTTAAAACTTTTCGGCAAAGATGCAAATAACCAAAAGGCGAATTGCCGTATTCCAATCACGAACAAAGCGGCGGTTGGAATACGACAAAGAAGGGTTTGTTTCTCCCTATTTTTGCGCATATAATATAACAATGTGTAAGGAAAAATATGGTAAAGTCGAGATTACTGACACTAAGCCGTGTGATGCCCCGTCATAACAGCTACGACTCCGTGAAAGCCCGCAAGAGCCGTCAGGAGCACGGCAGAGACTGGGAGCTACGTTGCCGTTGCTATAACGCATGGAGCAATCTCAGCGGAGTGCGAGAGACGAGGGCGAGGACGATGCGCTACTGCACAGGCGACCAATGGAGCGATACGGTGAGAGTGTACCGCCACGGCTATTGGCAAGAGATGAGCGAACGGGAGTATATGGAGAAGCGGAACCAGACCCCGATGAGCAACAACATAATGGTAAGCATCTTGGAAAGCATAACAGGACTATATGCCAAGCAAGGCACCGAACCCGTATGCTTTGCGAGAGACAACGACTCCCGGCAGCTCAGCGACATGATGAGTGCGACGATGCAATGCAACTGGCAGACCACCGAGATGCAAGACATGCTGAACCATGCGATAAAAGACTATCTGCAAGGAGGGCAGATGTTCGTAAGAGAAAGTTGGGAAGACAAAGAGTTAGAGATGCCCGATTCGTGGACCGAGCTGATGGAACCCGACCACATGTTCTTCGAGTGTGGCAGCGACCCACGGCACAACGATATAAGTCTGATAGGCGTTCTGCATGACGTAAGCCGGGAAGACCTATACAAGAAATTCGCAAGAGCAGAATACAATCTGACGATAGCCGACCTTGACAGCATCTTCGACATAAACCAGACAGACGACAGCAGCGAAGGCTACGAGTTCAACGAAGAGAAGCAGCTTGAAAACCTCAGCTTCGACTACTCCAACAAAGGCAGACACTATGCGAGAGTAATCGAAGTGTGGACCACGGAGACCAAGGCAAGACTACAATGTTTCGACCCGATAGCGACGAGCGGCACGAAAGCCTACTTCCGCATAGACATGGACGATACGGCGATGATAGCGAAGCTTCGTAGCGACAACGAGAAGCGCAAGCAGCAGTATGACGAGGCAGGAGTGCCCGAAGACGAGCGAGCATACATCAAGAGTTGGGAGATAGCCGACAAATACTGGTATTACACCTATATGGCACCCGACGGCACGGTGCTATGCCAAGGTGAGACCCCCTATGACTACAAGAGCCATCCGTTTACGATGAAGCTGTATCCATATATCAACGGCGAGATACACCCGTTTATGGCAAACGTGATAGACCAGCAGCGATATATCAACAGACTGATAGTAATGAACGACATGGCGATAAGAAGCAGTTTCAAGGGTTTCAAGATGATACCGACCACCGTGTTGGGCAATATGACCCCGGAGCAGTTTATGGAAAATGCCATAGAATACGACGGATGGATATTCTATACGCCGAAGAAGACCATGCCGAACGTAAGACCAGAGATAATAACCTCGAATGCGGTGAATATCGGCACCAACGAACTACTGCAGATAGAGCTGAATCTGATAAGAGAAGTGAGCAATGTGAGCGGAGCCCTGCAAGGCAAGACCCCTTCGGCAGGAACGTCAGCCGCACGCTATGCGCAGGAAAGCCAGAACGCCACCACTTCGCTGTACACCATCCTTTCAGACATGGACGTGTTCACCGAGAAGCTTGCCACCAAGAAGTGCATGACGATCCAGCAGTTCTATGAAGACGGCAGGAAGGTATACGACAGGAACTTCAACAAGGTATACAAATACGACAGGTTGTCGGCGAGAGACATACACTTCAAGATAAGCATCAAGAACGCCGCCGCCAGCGCCACCTACAACACCATGCAGAACGACACCCTTGACAAGCTGTTGGAGATGGGCGGCATAAACATCGTGCAGTATCTGCAGAACCTCAATGCCCCATTTGCCGACAAGCTGTTGGCAAGCGTACAGGAGCAGCAGGCGCAGCTGGAACAGATGTATGCACAGCAGCAACAGATGGCGCAGCAGCAAGGCGGAGGACAGGTAGACGAGAATGGCATTGTGCAGGGAGCCGACCAAGGAGCTGTGCAGCAGTTCTTCAATAACAATCAAGCAGCATAAGGTATGGCAGAGACAAGACAGATAACCGTCAAGTATGACGACATAAAGAAGAGGGTGAAGACGCAGATGTCCATAATCGGCAAGAGGCTCACCGACACCCAAGGACACATACTATACACAGGAGTGACCCTATCCTCAGCCGAAGAAAGCGTATTGAAGCAATACACGAAAGATGCCGTATACGTATTTTCTGGACAGTTATCCCCCCAAGTAGATGCCGTGACAGACACCGAAATCAACGTAGCCTTCCTTATCAAGGATACAAGAATCAACGACTTCAAGGCTCAGCTGTTTGAAGATAATTTCAGAAGCTACGTGGCGGCATACGTGGCATACGACATACTGACCATCAACCGGCTCGACATAGCCAAGAAATATGCCGAGGACATGGCGAACCACGTAAATGCAGCCTTACAGCTACTGTGTACGGCAGATGCGCCAGAAGCGAGCGGCAAGACGCTGTTGGACATGAAGGGCGAAGTGAAATTAGAAGAGTGAAACGAAAAAGAGAGGAGAAGAAGATATGATAATAAGATTCCAGATAGTGAAGTCGGCAGTGATAGAAGCCGTGAAGAACGCCACCTATATGAAGGCGAGGATAGACAGCGCAGCCGACGAGAAAGCGACAAAGATGAGTCTGCAGGAAACGGCAGGTACCGAAGACGTACACGACAGGACGCTAACCCATGACTTCAGGACAGCCCTTGAAGTGGTGAAGACCATCCTTGTAGACTACATAGTGCCAACGGCGCAGACGATAGGCGATAACGTAATCTTCTACAACGAGAAAGACGACGATGTTGTAGACTTCACGCTTGACGTGTCGAGACGTTACAACGGAACGCTCACCGACACCTTGGCGAGGTTGACAGCCAAATACGTAGAAGACTACATGATGTACCAGTGGTGGTTGAAGACCAGCAACCAGAAGCAAGCCGAGCCATACCAAGCCTTTCTTGTGTTTGACGAGCAGAACATAAGACGCTGCTTCGTGCTGAGTGGTCCGAAAGTGCCCACTGTGCCCTACACACAGAGCTTGACAGCCAAAGTAGACGGTAGCGAAAGCGATGGCGGCGTGACGATAGCCTTGGACGATGAAGACGTGACGCTATCATACACCATAGATGCCGGAGCCATAGATGACATAGAAGCAAGAAGCAGCGACCCGGAGATAATGGAAGTGCAGCGAGACCGGGAACCGCACTGTTTCCGTCTGAAAGCAAAGAACACGGGAGTAGTGACCATAACGCTGTTCTCACGGCACAGCGACAAGATAGAAACAGAAGTAGAGATAACGATAGCAAAGGAGGTGTGACATGGAATTCAACATACTACATCCCGAACACTACGACAGAGAACGAGGGTGGAAAGACAGTCCCAACCCTTTTGACGTGCGCAAGAAAGTTGCAGGACACACATATACCGACAAGAGGATCTTCATCTACGCCACACAGCTATGGTATGACATAGACGGAACGACCATGATGGTTGGCAGGGCGAGACGAGGCAACCAGACCAATCAGGAAGAAGAGATACCGACGAGCGAGAACGACAGCGAGCGTCCAATCTTCTACCGGTGGTTTGACAAATACATATCAAAGGCAGAAGGCATACTGTCATCATACGTGATGAAGCCCGAAGGCAAGGTAAGAGACAACGCCTTGAAAGAATGGGACGAGAAAGAGATATGGCTAAGGATGCCCGACTGCTGGGACGATACCCGTTATGACGCATTAGTGCAGGCAATACACGACTACATATCTACAGGAGCATTGTATGAATATTTCCTGCTGAAGCTGACAAGCCGAGACCCATTGACGGTAGACAAGTACAGTCAGCTTGAAGATGCCGAATTAGAGATAACCGACAATGCCAACGCCATGAAGCCCGGTGGCATGATACACACACTAAAGCCATTCGGATAAGCCATGGGAGATTTTGACGACGTGAAGAGCGTGAGGGAGATAATGCAGGAGAAGAGGGCAAAAGCCAAGACCATACTCCCGGTGAAGAAAAGCGCACAGAAAGAGTTCCTGAGAGATTTCTTGGCAAGAAACCAGGAGAAGTTTGAGAGTTGCATGAACGAGCTTGCGGAATACGACCCGAAGACCTACGTGACGGTATACAAAGACCTCATGAAGCACATGATACCAAAGCAGAGCGAGGTGAGCGTGACGCACGGACTGGATGAAGACTTCAAGCAACTTGCGGCATTGAGCTTGACGAAGGTAAAAGAAGGCAACGAGCTTGACGTGTCAAGAGTAGAGCAGATACAGGATGCTGATTACGAAGAACTAAACGATTTGGCAAATGGCACACGTGACTGAAAGAGAGATAGAAGATCTCGTGGCAGAGAACAGACGGAGGTACGACGAGATATACGGAACGTATGACCCTTGGACTGGAGAGAACTGCTACGACTTCGAGAACAGGGAGCTGATGGAGCTTCCTGACTTTCTGATAAAGAAGATGTGGGTGCCGAAAGAATGTATGCGCACCCTGCTGTACCGCCAGTTGAAACTCGTAGGCAGTCTGCAAGAGTTCATCATACGAGTATGGAAGAAGCCATACGAAGAAGGCGAGTACTACACACAACGGTACATAGCCCTGTTGACCTTCGAAATAATGAAGGTAAGGTTCCGTGAAGACCCAGAGTTCGCACTGTATGCCACCGACAAGATAGAAGACAAGGTGTCGGGAGACATGATACCCTTCAAGCTGAACTATCCCCAGAGGAAGCTGCTGAAAATCTTTGAAGACCTGCGCACAAGCGGAGCTGCAATACGAGTGGTGATATTGAAGGCACGACAGTGGGGCGGTTCAACACTGACCCAGCTATACATAAAATGGATACAAGACTTCCGAAGAGACGGATGGAACGCCATCGTGCTTGCGCAGCAGAAGAACACGGCGAAGAAAATCAAAGCCATGTACAGGAAAGCCTTGGAGCATCAGCCCGGCTGGACAGTAGGATGCAGCGGAGCCAAACTGCAGTTCTCGCCATACGAAAACTCCCCCGACGACTTCCAAGTGACAGATGGCATAAGAGCCATAAGGCGCAGTACGCTGACCGTGGCATCGTTCGAGAACTTCGATTCTGTCCGAGGCAGCAACTTCCATTGCGCACATTACTCCGAGGTGGCATACTGGAAGAAGACCCCCGAACACGACCCGGAAGGCGTGATTTCGTCCATATCGGGAGGTATAAGAAACCAAGAAGACAACTTGGAGGTGTTTGAGAGCACCGGTAAGGGTAATTCGGGATTCTTCTATGACAAGTGCCAGCTGGCGATGGACGAGAAGAACAACGACGCATACAAGTTCCTCTTCATACCGTGCTTCTTCATAGAGCACGACATGGAAGAAGTGAAGAACGAGAAAGCCTTTGCCCGATGGCTGCTGCAGAACAGAGACAGGACGACCTGCCCGAAAGGTTATCGAGAGACAGGAAAGTTTTTCTGGAAGATGTGGGAAAAGGGAGCGTGCTTCCAAGCAATAGAATGGTACAGAAACTTCCGCAACAAGTTCACGACCCATGCCTTCTGTGCTACCGAGGCACCAGTGGACGAAGAAGACGCTTTCAGAAACTCCGGCAACCTCGTGTTTAATCCATACAGCATAGACGACCTGCAGAAGAAATACAAGAAAGCCCCGATGTATACGGCAGACATAGTGGTGAACACAAGCCACAAGAACGAGGAGACGATAAAGAAATCAAAGATAGAGATCAGGACCGACGGCGAGGGCGACTTGAAGATATGGGCAGTGCCGAACTGCCTGAAGATAGAGAACAGGTATATCGTAAGCGTGGATATAGGCGGCAAGAGTACAACGTCCGACTACACGGTGATGACCGTTATAGACCGCTTCGGTCTGATACCAACGATAAAAGGCAAGCCGAGAGTGGTGGCGAGATACCGGGGACATGTGCGTCACGACAAGTTAGCATGGATGGCGGCAGCCTTGGCGCACTACTATGACGATGCGCTGTTGGTGATAGAGAGCAACACGGCAGACCGCGAGAAGAACAACAACACCGAGGGCGACCACTTCCTGACCATTTTGGAAGAGATAGCGGACTACTACGACAATCTGTATCAGAGGACGAGCAGTTCGGAAGACGTGGGCGAGAACGTGCTGATGAAATACGGTTTCCAGACAAACAAGCTGACGAAGCAGCAGATAATAGACAACTTGGAAGAGTTTGTGGACGATATGCTGTGGGACGAGCCCGACAAGGAGATGTATCACGAGCTGAGAATATACGAGCGCAGGGAAGACGGCAGTCTTGGTAATATCGTTGGCAGCGGCAATCATGACGACGTTCTGATGAGTACCGCGATAGGTCTGTGGGTAAGTCTGTGCGACATGGAGAAGCCGTATTGGAAGAAGAAAGAGAAGACGAGCAGCGGAGGAGACGGAGTACATACCGTTGCTAAGATATAGACAAGTTGACAAGGGACGAGTTGACAAGTTGACGAGTTGACAAGGGACGAGTTGACGAGGGACGAGGGAAATTTAAAACAAAAAAGATATGGAGAGAAATAGTGAGACGCAGACGCTGAGTTACAGCAAAGGCATGACGAATGTGCCAAGCGACATGCTGTCGAGCGACAGTGAGCTGCAAGAGTCGATAGGTTTCATCCACAAGGACGGAGAGATGAAGCCAGTGCAGGACGCTGTACAGATAGGCAATGTGCCATATAAGATAATGTACGTGCATAAGATGCCGGACTACGAGATGCTGATAGCCTATGACGGTACAGACAAGATACACTGCTATAGCATACAAGGCGTGGATAACATAACGGGCGAGCAAGAGGCAGGCAGCTACAGTTTAGGCGAGACGTACAGCATAAGCAGTGTGGGCAATACCCTTGTGGCTGCTACAAGCAAAGGACTACACTACCTGCTGTTCAAGGGTGGCACATACAAAGACTTAGGTACAGAACTGCCCATACCGACCATGAAGTTCAAGACCTTGGCGACAGAGCTGATAAGCAAGAAGAGAACCGTGTGCGCCTTGAACGAGATAATAGACTACACGAAGATGTGGGCGAAGTATGGCGACAACGGAGACCTGACAGAGATTACAGGATACAACACACCATCAACGCCAGACGCAGAGATATACTACGAATATCACGTGAAGAAGAACAATGCCGATGCGGAGAGCAGCTTCCAAGATGCCGTGAGAGGCAATGTGGCAGAAGGCATAAAGAAGATAAAAGAAGAGAACCACTTCGCCTTTCCTTTCTTCGTGCGTTATGCCCTGCGTCTGTATGACGGCAGCTATGTGAGGATAAGCAATCCGATACTAATCTGCCCTACGATAAACAGAAACTTCCATTTCACGCCAGTCCGATACAATTCAGAGACGAACACCTACGAAGACTGTCCTTATGACGGAACGAACTTCGTGACCAAATTCATGTGGTTTCCGTGGTATTCCGCATTATCCTACTATGCCAGCGTGAGCAATGCGGAAGAGTGGAAAGACATAGTAAAAGACGTGGTGGTGTTCGCGACAGACGAAGTGGAGCCGTTTGACTTGACCGGAGAGTATGAATTCAGAAGCGCATTGGAGGTGAATGGCAGTTGCTATGCAAACCAAGTGTCGAGGAAGGAAATACAGCCGAGTTTGACGGGAGAAAGCAAGGAAATAGAGTTTAACCACTACTATAATTTCAATATCAATACATACAAGGCAAGACACGTGATAATGCCTGTGAAATACAAGTCGGATGATGAGATAATAGACTATTTGCTGAAAAAGACACAGTTCTACAAGCTGTTCAGCCTGAGCATAGAAAAAGGCGAGGCAAGCGACGTGACCTACAAGGAAGCCCCGATAAAGCAACACGTGGTAGAGAATCTGACAGAGCAGGAGCAGTTGGAGAGAGATGACTACTACGGCTGGACAAAGACCTTTGCGAGAAAGATATTCCCCTACAACAAGAGGATAAACCTGATAGGCATAGAAAGGAAGCCATTCGGCGGTTTCGGTTATTTCATGCCGATAACGTCGGCACTGTCGAGTCCGGAAGTGGAATCCTCCTCGGCAGATGCGGCAGAATACGAGGTGTATACCCATATAGTATCGGAGAGCATGGATGCGTGGGTGAAGTCGGAACATACCTATACGGCACTGCCGGAGATGCTGAACGGCTGGATGTACTATCCTGATCCACATGCCACGGAGATGAGAGTGGTGAAGAAAGGAACATCGATGGGCGTATCGCTGAAGCTGAGGACCCACCCGATGCTGAACGGAGCATACAGCTTCGGCAGTCTGCCGTTTCCGAGAGTGAGCCAAGCCGAATACACATGGCAGATGCTCATACTGCCGAGAGTAGACGAGACGGCAAGAGACGTGTTTGATTCCAACGTGTATACCTCAGAAGTAAACAATCCGTTCGTCTTTGCAGCGTCGGGCGACAACCAAGTAGGAACGGGAAAAGTGTTAGGGATAATAGCCAATACGGAAGCCGTGAGCCAAGGGCAGTTTGGACAATATCCGCTGATAGTGTTCACGAATGAGGGTATCTACGGATTGTCGGTAAGTACAGACGGACTATACAAGAGTTCATACCCGGTATCGAGAGAGGCATGCGATGAGGATTCGCCCTTGGTACCGACAGACAACATGGTAGTCTTTGTGTCGAAGAAAGGTCTGATGGCTACGACAGGCGGACAGGTGGCGTGTCTGAGTGGAGTGCTGAACGGACGTGCTGCAGAGAACTTCGTGACGTTAGGAGACGGGAGGTTCCGGGATTATGTGAAAGGCAGTCTGATAGCCTATGACTTCAGAGATTCGCTGCTGAGGATATACGGCAAGGGCAAGACCTACCAATACATATATAATATAGGAGACAAGACCTTTGCAATGGCGGACAACGGCATGGAGGCTCAGGCAGTGGTGAACAACTATCCAGACAACCTTATACAAGACATCAAGGGCAACATATATTCGTTGACGAGGAAGCCCGACATCAATGACGACGAGAGAGAGTATGAGGGAAAGATAGTGACAAGACCGCTAAAACTTGGCGGTTCGCTGACGCTGAAAAGTCTGCGGAAGATAAAGCACCTTATGGACACCCGGCAGGGAACGGTAGAGCTGGAGATATGGGCGAGCAACAACGCAAGAGAGTGGTGCCAGCTGCATAGTCTGAAAGGCAAGCCTTGGACCTACTTTGTGTTTAAATACACGTTGAGAGGCTTCAAGGCTAACGATTCCTTTTCCGGAACAGTGGTGAGAGTGCAGAAAAGGCGGCTCATCGGGATGTGATGGGAGCTTTCAGTCCCCACAGATAGCCAATCCAAAAGCAGTAGAGATGAAGAAGAGCATTGATGTTGGGGAAGAACATGGTGAGGAGGATGAAGGGCATAACCGTTTTTGCGGCATCCTTCAACCTGCCGACCCTTCCCCACATGATGCCGAAAGCGGCGAAGAGGAATCCCGACAGTCCCATGGTGGGTTCGTTGACCCACGTAGGGAGGAAGCTGGCGAGGATGGCAATAACGAAAGCAGGCAGGACGGAAATCCTGTTTTTGATGTTCCACAACACCATGAGGTTGATGGCGAGGTGGAAGATGTTGGCATGAAAGAAGCTGTATACAAAATGGTTGACGAATGGACCGCCGTGACAGAAGCCTATATGCCAGAAAGCACAAAGGAGGCAGACGACGCTAAGCGTTATCTTTAGCGGCAAGTTTTTTTCTCCGTATATCCATTTCACGGTAGTCTTTACCATATTTCTTATAGTAACAGAAGATAAACTTAAGATTCTTGGGCTGCATGAAGAACTCGGGAGCCGGTTCACAGACAAGGAACTGCGTGACGAAACGCAAGGACTTACCGATAAACTGCTTACGCTGCGAGAACTCAATGTATTTCTTGTAGAGAGAATAATAAAGCCTTTGTTTTGGCGGTTTCATACGGTCAACGACAGAGAAGTCTCCGACGATCATGTGTCGCAGTTTCTCCCACGCCTGTTGTGCTGAGATATAATAACGAGGAGCCGGAGAAGATACGACCTTCTCCCATGCTTCCTTTTGTGAGTGGCAATGAGGAGCCACCATCCTGTAGACTTTCAAGAGGTCTTCTCTTTGTCTGACAATCAATTCATAGTTCGCTTTGGTCATTCAGTGTGGTATAATTAAGATGCGACAAATATACGAAATAAATTGAATATGAGCAAGTAGGAGACGTGTAAGTTTAAAAAAATAAAATAAAACAGCCTACGAATAACAATGTGGCATAAAAAACGCTATATTTGCGGTAAATTATAACAACGCAAAAAGGAATCGACTAAAATATAATATATACGCTTATGGAAAAAATGGAAGAAAATCCGCTGTCAGAAGAAGACCGACAACGGATAATAGACGGTTTGATGAACAGGAAGATATGGCGGTACTACAAGGTGGTGTCGAAGTGGGCACCCATGCTGATGATGCTCGGTCACTGGTACGGCGTGTGGGACTACGGGTATTATCCGAGGGCTATGATATTGGACACGGAGGTGAACGGCAACTGCATCATCTGGATATACGTGTTGGCATACGTGTATATGCCGTTGACAATGATACCCGTGAGTTACTTTTTCCGTTACTGCTGGATATACAGAATACCGTTCTTCTACTTTTTCGGTATCAATGCGATACGGCTTTATTACCGACACTGGCTGATAACTCCGGAACAGCTGGAGATGCACCATGTGTTTATTATATTCACTTTAATACTATACGCCTATGGATTTATCAAAATCGCTCTTACACGTGGCTGGTTCAGCCTACAGAATGCTGCAAGATGGAGAATGCGGCTTTACAGAAGAGGAAGAAGAAATCGTGAGAAGGAATCTACTGAACTGGATGGATAACAGGCACCACTATGACGAGAAGACCGGCAGAGCCTGTATAGCCAACATCTACTACTTCAAGGACGATACGCATAAGGAGTATGCGCCCTATTTCGACCATGAGGAGATGATGGAAGAATACGGGAGGCTGCGAGACGAGCTGTTCGGGTATACGTACTGGGACTTTGCCGTGACGCTGAACGTGATGTTCAGCAACCATCATGAGACCTTGAAAAAGGTGTCGAAGAAAGGAGAAGAGCTGCTGAGAATGACAGGCAGGATGGCGGTAAACTTTCTCAACGACGAGGACACGGGACACCCTACGGACAAAATATGGTGGTACATGAATAGCTAAATTGGAACACTGCAAAAGGGACGTATGGAGAGATATATCTTTGTCACAGAAATTAAAAAATTTGATGACATAAAAAAATGATGACAGAGATAGTACATACACTACTGGAAGAGCACCTATACAGGGCGGCATTGATAATAGCCATCTGTATGGGTGCTATTATTATAGCCATGTTTGCCGACCTCGTGTCGGGTGTGAAGAAAGCGATAGAGAACGGCGAGGCAACGACATCAACCGGGTTCAAGAAGACGTGTGACAAGGCGAGGAAGTATTTTACGCCGTTCTTGGCTGTGATGTGTGTAGACGTTATAGCGTGTATCATCATCCCTGTGCCTGTGTTCAGCATGATATGGGCAGGATATGTGTGCTTCTGCGAGTTCAAGAGCGTAAGAGAGAAGTCGTGGGAGAAGGCAGAGATAAGGAAACAGGAACGGACGCTGAGCATACTGCTTGAAAACAAGGACGACATAGCGAAAACGATAGCGGACCTTATAAAGGAGAACCAAAAGGAGGAGAAATGATGAGAAAGATAGAGAGGATATTTGTACATTGTACGGCAAGTGCGCAGTCGTGGGGAGTAAAGGAGCTGTGGGCTGAGTTCAAGCAGAAGGGCTGGAAGAATCCGGGGTACCATTATGTGGTGACAAAGGACGGTGCGATACATCAGATGTTGCCTGTGGAAGAGGTGTCAAACGGCGTGCAGGGCTATAACAGCACGGCGATAAACGTGGCGTATGTGGGTGGCATATACAAGGCGAACAATACGTTCGGCAAAGTGGTATGGAAGCCTACGGACAACAGAACTGCTGAGCAGAGGATGTCGTTGCGGAAGCTGCTGACGATACTGAAGAAGAAATATCCGGATGCGAAGATAATGGGACACAGAAGCATCTGGGGAGAGGATAAGCCTGACAGATGGAAGAAGAGCTGTCCCTGCTTTGATGCGGTTGAGGAATACAAGAATATAAAGGCGTAGGTTATGGAAGATTTCGATATGGACAAAATGCTGCGGAAGCTGTTGACTGCATTCTTGGCATTTATCATGGCGGTGGCGATATGTGGCATTATCGGTGCGCTGGCAGGCTGCAAGAGTGTGGAGTATGTGAAGGTGCCGGAATATCATACGGAGTATATGACTAAGACTGACTCTTTCGTGAAGAGGGACAGCGTGTACTTCAAAGATTCGGTATATGTGGTGCAGCGAGGCGACACCTTATATTATAATAAGGTGGTGTATAGAGACAGGTACCGCAACGTGTATAAGACAAGGACGGACACGGTGGTACGGCAGGATTCGATAAGAGTGCCATATCCGGTGGAGCGGACGCTGACTAAGACGGAGCGTTGGCTAATGGGGGTTGGCAAATGGGCTATGGTGCTGCTGTGTGCGGTGGTGGTTGTTGCGGTGGTCCGTGTGATATGGTGGTATAGGAACAAAAGATGTTGAGGCTATGGGTGTCGTGTCGGATGAATTGAAGATGATAGATGCTCTGCTGATGGAGTTTCACGAGCGGATCCAGAGCGGCAGGTGCTTGACGAACAGGGAGCAGAACAGGATGATGTTGAGTTTTCTGCACCAGATAGCCAACAAGGACGAGCCGAAGAGCAAGACACAGGCTTGCGAGTATGTGAGGGTGTCGAGGGCTACGTTTGATAGGCTTGTGGCATGTGGCAAGATGCCGAAAGGAAAGAAGATAAAGGGTTTTACGGAATTGGTTTGGTATGAAAAGGATTTGGATAAATATATAGACAGGTTGTTAGTAAATGTTTAAATTTGCGTTTTTCATTGTTATTTTGGTTTTAAAGTGGAAATCCCCACTCGGCGAAGTGTCGGGTGGGGATGCTTTTTATTTCATTCTCTTCATACACTACTTCTTTTTGCCTAACCATTCCATTATGTGACGATAGGTATCGTCTTTGTATGTTCTTAATGTTACATCAAAATTGCCGTCTTTGAAGTAATCAGATAAATCACCACGCCAATAACCATTTATTAGATTTTCCCGAATCGTGCTTGCCGTTTCTTCAATACAACGTTTGATGAGCTTCTGTTGCTTCACATTCTTGTTGTAATGAAAGAGTGAATACGATGCTCTTTTGAGCCATTTCCACCACTTTGATGTGAACTTCTTTACTTCTATCTTTTCAGGAAGTACCTCTCTTTTTGTGTGCATATCAATGAGCTTGTTATACTCTTCTATGCTAATTGTTATTTGTCTTTC